GACCCACTTACGGCACGATGCAAAGTCTTTATCTTTGAGTGCAGTAACGAGTTCAGTCATACGAATTTCGGAAACCGACGCAAGAATACCTTTGTCGATGGTACCGCCAGCAGCGTATCTTTGAAGTTCGTTTAGAATTCGACGATTGTCTGGAAAGTGTTTAGTGATAACGGATGCAACAACTTCTTTTTCATAGGTGATGCCTTCAGTTTGAAGAATGTTTTCAACACGTTTAAAGAACTGGCCGGCCATCTTGGCTTTGCTGCCATTGGCTTTGAAGTCAATTACCGTACAACGAGAATGAATAGGATCGATAATCCGATTCTTGTAATTGCAGGTAAAGATGAAGGAACAGTTGGATGCAAACTCTTCGATTGCACCACGCAGCGCAGGTTGCGTTGAATTTGGATTTAGATAGTCCGCTTCGTCTAGAATAACAACTTTGCGTCCACCAGACAAGGACATTGAGGAGGCATAGTTCTTGATTTTGTTACGTAGAACATCGATTCCAGACTCATCAGAACCGTTGATAATGATATAGTCGCAACCAATCTCTTCACAGAGAGCTCTTGCAACGGTAGTTTTGCCAACACCTGCGGTGCCAGCCATAAGAAGGTTGGGAATCTTCTTTTGATTTACAAAGTCCTGAAATGTCTTTTTCAGAGCATCAGGAAGAATACACTCCTCGATAGTCTTAGGACGATACTTCTCCACCCACAACATGTGTTCGTTCATTCAAATTCTCCATAATATAAAATAACATTGTATCAGATTTTACGCCAACTGTCATTCTCTTTGACGTAAAGTTTACCATCAGGACCAGGTACAACATTCACTGAAATGTGTTTCTCTGTTCCGGGTTTGTAATTTGTACCCGTACCAACAAAAAAATAGTTTCCATAACTATTCAGACCTGGTGGTAATTCTTCACCATATGTTGCCCGTAATTGTAACACAGGTTTACCTTCAAGTTGTTTTTCCAACTCCTTAGTAGGTAGTTCGTCTTGCTTGTATACAATACGTTCACTAATTTCCTTGTAACCGGCAACCCCAGCAACAAATAGACCTGCAAGCCCTAAAGACTTCGCAAAGTTTCTCCGGCCTGTGGTGTTCATTTTACATCCAACATCGATTCAAATAGTGCTTCAAACTCTTTAGACTCTGCAACCTCTGTGTGGAAAGATTGTTTGAATTGAGTCTTTGCCATACGTTTGATGATTTTCTTAGGAACTTTTAGTTCTTCATTTGCGGCATCAACGATATCTTTGATTGCTTCACCATTGGCTTGAGTGCGGTTCATATGTAGAACCATCTCATCAACATAACCTTTTAGTTTTTTCAGTTGTTCGTCATCATACGAACCAAAAAGTGTATTTACTTTAGTCATTGTCTAAGTTCTCCATTGATCATACCAACAACATACAACAGTTTTTCTTCCAGAGCAACAGTACCTGTAATCAAATTAACAACAGTATTTCCTGGAATTTCTTCATTGTTTGGAGATTCCAACGCAGCAATAACATGAGTGGGATTGATTGCGATTGATTTTTGAGTCATTGCATCGGTAAAATAAATCAACATGTTATTCTCCAAATTTAGATTCTTTGGCTTCGATTGCAATCCAATACTGCAAGTCGCCTTTCTCATTCTTGAATGAAGCAAGGCCTTGTGACGACACCTCAACACTATAAGAACCGGGAATCATCTTAAAGTTTTCAGCAAGAAAGACTGCCTTGAAAACTTTTCCATTGTTGATCTCACCGATCTCAATGGTGTTTGTGTGTGCAGAATCATCCTTAGCGTCGAATGTAGAAACGACAACTTTAGAACCATCAGATTCAAATGAGATGTGTGAAGAACCGAGAACAGCTGCATTCTTCAGTGCCTGAGCCAAGTCTTCATCTTTCAATTGAAATTCACCATCAACCGTTGGCAGTTTCAGTTCTTTATCTGGCGGAGAAACAATCATTGTTTTGACCGTAGTACGATACTTAGTTTTACTACGACCAGCTTTAAAGATGACATGTTGACTATCAAAGTCCAATTCAGTATCTTTGTTAAGAGAAAATACTGACAAGAATTGATTCAGATCATAGATGCAAAAGTCTTGCGGGAATTCATCAGGTAGGGTTGCTTTCGCAAGAACCGTTTTGGTGGATGAAATGGTTGCAATCTTATTGCCTGTTTTAAATTCGATGCCAGAATTGATGCCAGCAAAGTTTTTCAACACTGTTAGTGTTTCGTTCGATAATTTCATAATATACTCCTTATTGCAATTCTTCAATTGTACTAGAACCATAGGAAAGTTCAAGCTTTTTAATCATATTTTTCTTCAAGTCTTCCAGTGTACCTTCATTATCAATGAAATGGTCAATAGAACCTCCAATCCAACGCCATTCGGATTCGTGTACACCGGATTGATTCAACATAAAGTTTTCCGCTGCGTTGTCTCCTCGGTTTGCTTTACTTGCAATCCCATACCAATGTGGTTTAATGCCTCTTTGTATTTCAATTAAAATACCACCTTGATCATGCACGAATTGCATTTCATTCCTAAAACGAACATCAGTAATAACAAAGTTTTGTTCTGGGTTTTCCATGATATATTTCTTCATTTTAATAACCCAAAAGTCTTGGTGAAATATATCTCGTCCAACTTCTGTACCCATCAACTGTAGTGCGAATCTGGGTGTGAATTGTTTTCCAAATTCTTTGGACCAAAATTCATCAGGTTGTTCTCTCCAGTTGCGAGAAACTTCTGTGTCACCTTCTAGAAGATGCCTTGGCCAACCAAACATTTCAGCAGCAACATCCTTAACACCTTTTGCGAAACTCAAAGGAGTAAAGCCTAGGTCTTTAAGAATGTCACCAGCTGTGCCTTTACCTGAACCAATAAATCCAAGAAGGCCAACGATCATCACATTTCTCCGACGAAATTCGCTACAGCAGGCATGTCGCCTTTGAAGTGATAAGTGCCGATGTGATCAGTACGCATCCAAGGGCAAAGCCAGATTTGACCGCCAAGTTTGCGCCAGAGTTGACAGAACATATAGTCTTCAGACAGATAACGATCTGTACCACCACCAGTTGCAGAATCTGCACTATCAATGATAGTATCAAAGTATGCATGAATGTAACGTGTGCCATCAAAGTGTGCTTGCCCAACGTGATCGGGTTTGTAACGCAGTTGAGGATATGCTTCTTCAAACTTAGGGAAAACTTCACGTTTAATCATCATAAAGCCTGTACCGATTTCCAGGACTTCAAGAGGTTCAGACACAGAAAACTTTTCAGTACCACGAACAGGATTGAAAACATAATCACCAGTTACTTTTTCTAATGATTGTGCTTCAATTTGGGGATTTCTTTCCATAGCCTTCTTAACAGAACGCCACTTGATGGCTTTCTTGGGATATGGACCGCCGATAACATCTTTGTCCAAAGCAAGAAGTGCAATCACATCTTTCGGATCAAAGTGAATGTCCGAGTCGATGAACAACATATGTGTACATTCTGAACGATTCAAGAACTCATCAACAAGATAGTTTCTTGCACGTGTAATTAAAGATTCATTGAAGAGAAATGAAAATTTAACTTGTACGCCATACTGAATGCAAATAGACTGCAAGTCAAGGCAAGCCTTGGCATACAGCCCGTGATTCATACCACCGTACATAGGTGTTGCAACGAAAATACTTTTCTTTTGAAGGTCTTCTTTTTTAATTGAAATTTCCATTATCTCTCCAAAAATAAAAAAAAGGGAGAACCACCTTTCGGTGGTCTCCCAGTCAAACAGTCAATTAAGCGTTGAAGCTGTAACCAGATTTGATAGCGGCGCGAACCATAGCTTTGGTAGGAGTACCAAGGCGATACACGGCAACCTTAGAACCGTCAGCGCGGGTCTTGGTGTTCGTGTAGATAACATGACCTTCTTGGCGAAGTTCATCGATGCGAGCGCTGACATTCTGGATGCCAAAACGAGCACGAGCTTGTGCGGTGGAAAGGGTGTTGTAGCCGTCTTTCTTGCTCAGAAAGTTGATCAGGCGTTGCTTAGCGGATAATTTAGTCATAATAATCTCCATAATAATGACAAGGTTTACAAAATTTCTTGCGTTTTGCAAGTCTTCACAGTATACTATTATATAGTCGCCGTGTCAAGCATTTTCGCGGTATACTTGATTTATCTGCCGACTTGAGGCAGGTATTTTTCTTTGGTCTGTTCCCAGGTTAGGAAGATCAAGTCATCATAGAAGAGTGATTCATAAGAAACATTGTTCTTCTTTTTTAACATAGAAATCCTACCTTTTGCATACTTGGTTTTCCAAATATTCGACAAGGTTTCCTCACTGGTATCAAAAGATTTAACCAGATCGGTTTCACCAATTTCTTTTCTTAGAAATTCGTTGGTGTTATTGTAGAGAGGAGAAAAATAAATTCCTCTCTGATGTTCGGTACGAATCAGGTTTTTAGGAATACCTAGTTTTGAATAGGCAAAGTTTAGAGTCCTGTTTTTGTGGTCACGCTTGAAAGGCAGACCATTGGGTTTCTTTGCTTCCCACCACTCAAAATATTTTTGTGTGTGGTTCTCTTTGACCCAATCATACACCGAGTTAACAGTCTTCTTAGTTGGTTCGAATGCAACAGAACCACTAGAGAATCCCATTTTGTTCCAATGTTCCAGTCCATCGTATTGTGATAACCCATTTGATTTGGTATTACCATACAATGAAGTTGTTGTTACGCCGACAAGAACATCACCATATTGTCTCTTCCAGTCTTTCTGCACAGTATCAGAGAGACATAGTAAAGCCAATAGTTTACCGCCCATGTA